GTCTGAATTGCAAAATATTTCTTTTAGGGTCCCTGCCGTTCGAACGCACTACACCGTGTCTTCGACCGGTGTAGTAACGTATATGAACGAGCAGAGCTCTTCGAGGTTTATTTTGCGGTCTCAGTCAGGTTACACTGGCGCTCGGCCCAAGACCAAACCTATGCCCATCCATGCTTATAGTCTTAATTGCCAAGATATCACTGCAGTGCAGGAGATAGGCAATTATTTCTATTCGAATGGAAGCAAAGAGTTTGGGACTGGACCTACTTTGTCCACAACCGTCGCTGGGGCTACTTACTACCCTAGCGTCGGTTTTAATGACGTTTACAACGATGCGCTTGAGAAGCTTACGTCGAAAGTTCGTGGTGACTTAGATGTCTCCATTGACCTAGCGGAAGCTCACAAGACGCTGAAGATGTTTAACGCCGTGGAGAAGGTGATCGACTATACGCGGACATTCAGAAGGCGGTTTGGCGTCCTTAAAGTGGCCTCTAACCTTTGGTTAGAGTACACCTACGGCGTTAAGCCCCTCCTGAGTACCGTCTATGGCGCCGCAGATGAGAATCTGCGGACTGTCATAAATCGGTCACAGCGCTACTCTGCTCGTGCTAGTAGGACGATTCGGATGGAACGCGTCGTAATCAGTACGATCTGGGGCCCTATTTCCTACCCAATTGTTGGCGGGTACTTTAAGTACTCGACGACTCTTGGGGTGGATCTAAGGACCGATCAATTTGATTTGGGGCGCTGGTCATCCCTCAATCCTGTTAGTATCGCCTGGGAACTGACACCGTTTTCGTTTGTAGTAGATTGGTTCCTTAACGTAGGTGGTTACCTACGGAATATGGAAACGTATCTGCTATATGCGAATAAGTTTCGTTCTGGCTACAGGACAAACTTGAGTGTTAGCGAGCATCAAGGGCTAATTGTTGACAAACTGGTCTCGCCGGCTGAAACTCATTTCAGTCAGCACCGGTGTACTGTAAAGCATACCGATATCCAGAGGTCAATTCTTAGCTCTTATCCCGCTCCGTCCTTACCCTCGCTCAAGGCGGATTTGGGTTCGTCTCGTCTCACCTCCGCTGCGGCTTTATTGTCGCAGTTGTTGGGAAGACGTTAATCGGCATTTCGCCGGAACTTCAGCAGTAGTGATACTGTTGTCTACCTGGAGACCATTTTGGCCTCAAATATCGTCCTTGCGGACGCACTGGCGACCCCAGTAAACCACACCTTCGTTCCGATCGGCCGTGACGCGGCGGGGACGTTTTGGTTCGAAGATCAATCTCAAGCCAATGCTATTGGCTTTTGGAAGATCTCTGTCGAGCTGAAGCGTCCCCCGCCTCCCGTCGCTGGTCAGAGCTCGGCGGAGCGTACGTTTCGTGTGAAAATCGGTCTGCACGAGCCGGTTCTTGAGACACTGTCGAATTCGACTGTGTCCGGGATCCTGCCCGCGCCGATGGTTTCCTACACGCCGCGTACCTTCATCGAGTTCGTGATGCCTGAGCGTGCCTCCCTGCAGAACCGTAAGGATCTGCGTAAGATGGCTGCCAACTTGCTCGCCGAGGCGCAGGTAACTGCGTCCGTCGAACAGTTGACGTACATCTCTTAATCTACTCAGGAGAATAGATTATGAGGAAGGCGCAGTGCTCTGTGAGCACCGAGCTTCGAGTGATTGAAGCTTTGCGTACGTCTCTCGTGCCGATGGTCAGTTTTGATGACTGGTTTGCTTATGCAAACTTTGACATCGACCCTGATCGTTACAACTCGCGAGAAGCGTTTATTCGGGATTACACCTATGTCTCCTTTCTGCGCAAGTGGAAAGGTTTAAAAGACAAAAGAATAAACCCTGAGTGGACCGCTTTCTCCTCTTGGCTTGACGCTGAGAAGCTTTGCTTTCGAACAAATAGACGTTTAGAGTCTGAAGCCTCCACTGGAATTTATTCCGTGGCGCCTAGCACCATTATCGGTGCGCAGCGTAAAATTGCCCAGATCCTCGGACGTCTAGATTACGATCGTATCGCTGAGTTGTGCCGGTTTGGCGGCGGAGCTACCACTGATTTAAAACGTGGTAGCTCCCATGCCAAGAAAAGCCTCAGACCGTCCATTACCTTCGATGCGATACCGGCAGCCTGTCGCGTGCTTGCACGCGACGACTACTTAGGGTCGCTCGTCGGTCCCTTCAAGACTCTAAAAGTTCTTGAAGCAAACCGTATGGTAATGGTGCCAAAGACTGTTAAGACCCATCGCCCTATAGCGGCCGAGCC